AGGTCACTCTAACCCCTGGAGGAACTGTGGCGGATCGCCGTGTCAAGGTCGTATTTTCGGCTGAGATCCAGAACTACAAGGCCGCCATGGAAGCCGCTGCCAAGTCCACCGAGAAGGTCAAGAAGGCCTCGGAGGATGCGGGTACAGCGCAGGAGCAGGCTGGTAAGAAGTCTACGAACGCTTCGAAGGAAGCTGCTGTTGCGGCGAAGTTGGCGGCGAAAGCTGCCGCTGAGGCTGCTAAGGCTGAGGCGGAAGCTGCGAAGAAGCGCGCTGATTCCCTCCAGGAAGTGGGGCAGGCTGCCGCTATTGGTGGCGCCGCTTTGCTGGCTGGCGTGGCGCTGGCGACTAAGGGCTACGCGGATTTCGACAAGCAGATGTCTTCGGTTGACGCTGCGACTCACGAGACTTCCGGGAACATGCAGCTTTTGCGTGATGCGGCGGTCAAGGCCGGTGCTGACACGGCGTTCTCGGCTTCCGAGGCGGCCCAGGGTATTGAGGAGATGGCTAAGGCTGGCGTGTCCACGAAGGACATCCTGGGCGGCGGACTGACGGGCGCGCTGTCACTGGCTGCCGCTGGCTCGCTGGGCGTTGGTGACGCTGCGGAGATTGCCGCGTCGGCCATGACGCAGTTCAAGCTTTCGGGAGACAAGCTGCCGCACGTCGCCGACCTCCTGGCTGCTGGTGCTGGTAAGGCTCAGGGTTCGGTCGCCGACATGGGCGCCGCCTTGAATCAGACTGGCCTTGTTGCCGCGTCTACGGGCTTGAGCATTGAGGAAACCACGGGCGGGCTTGCTGCGTTTGCTTCGGCCGGCCTGACTGGCTCTGACGCTGGAACGTCATTCAAGTCGATGTTGCAGCGGCTCACTCCGCAGTCGCTTGAGGCTAAGAACAAGATGACTGAGCTGGGCATCTCCGCCTATGACGCTCAGGGTAACTTCATTGGCTTGTCTAAGTTCTCCGAGAACCTGAAGCAGTCGATGAAGGATCTGACCCCGGAAGCGCGTAACGCGGCCATGGGCGTCATCTTCGGTTCTGACGCTGTCCGTGCCGCGAATGTCCTGTACGAGCAGGGCGGCGAGGGTATTGCTGACTGGACTGGCAAGGTCAATGATGCTGGTTACGCGGCCGATACCGCGGCCCGGATGCAGAACAATCTTGCTGGCGATCTGGAGAAGCTGGGCGGCTCGTTTGATACGGTCCTGATCCAGTCCGGATCCGGCGCTAACGATGTGCTGCGTGGGCTCGTGCAGGGTCTCGAGGGGCTCGTTGACGCGGTCGGCAAGGTTCCGGGCCCGGTCCTCGGCGTAGCCACTGGCTTGACGGCGGTTGTCGGTGGGGCTGGCCTGCTTGCTGGCGGGCTTATTACTGTCATCCCGAAGATCCAGGCGACCCGCGAGGCGATGGATCTCCTCGCCCCGGCCGGCTCGCGTGCTAACGCTGCGCTTTCCCGTACGGGCAAGATTGCTGCCGGCGCGGCTACCGGCCTTGCTGCCGTGGCTGCGGCCTCAGTGATCGCGAAGCCAGCTCTCGATAACATCTTGAAGCCAACCGGTGAAACCGGCGACGCGCTCGAGGCGTTTGGTGGGCAGGCGGCAATGGGCGCTGTCGGCGCTGACACCCTCAATAAGTCTTTCCAGGATCTTGTGCAGCACAAGGACGGCGTCGGCGACTTCCAGGCCGCCATCGAGGGCATCGCAGATCCGGGCCTTATGGGGAACATCGACAACATCCTCGTTGGCGGCATCAAGATTCTTTCCTTGGGCATGGCGGACGTAACGTCTACGTCCGACAAGGCACGGGAACGAATGAAGGCTTTCGGCGATCAGCTTGCGTCACTCGATGCCGCCAAGGCTGCGAAGTCGTTTCAGGACATGGCTGCCGCGACGAACGGGTCAGACGAGCAGCTAAAGCAGCTCCTCGACCTGATGCCAAGCTACCGGGCGAAGCTTGAGGAGCAGGCCAAAGCGTCCGGGCTGGCGACGGACGATCAGACTCTCCTCGATATTGCCATGGGCAAGGTCAAGGGCTCCACTGAGAGCGCCGCGACCGCAACGGAGAACTACACCACGAAGGCCGGGAACGCGGCCCCGATCACCGAGGAAATGGCAAAGCAGCTCGAAGAAGTTGGCCTTAGTGCCGAGGGTGCAGTGACTGACGTTGACGCGTTCGCTAAGTCCCTGTTCGCCGCCGGGCTGCTGTCGCTGTCTGCATCTGACGCGTCTATCGCGTATCAGGATGCTATCGACAAGATAACCGAGTCCGTCAAGACAAACGGCAAGACGCTCGACGTCAACACCGAGAAGGGGCGGGCCAACCAGTCCGCCTTCAACGGGCTCGCGCAGGCCGCGATGACGACCGTGGAAGCTCACGCGAAGGAGACCCTGGCATCCAAGGGGTCTGCTGAGGCGCAGAAGGAGTTGCAGGCTGGTCTCGGTCAGAGCTACAAGGATCTGATCACAGCGGCGGGCCAGCTCGACATAACCGGCGACGCGGCGGACACGATGGCGCGCAAGGCTCTAGGCATCCCGAAGAACGTCAACATTGATGCTTGGATCGCAGACCATGCAACAACAACCCTCGATGGCATCAAGGGCAAGGCTGACGGGCTGGATGGCAAAAAGGTCTACATCGGCATCTACACGACCGAATATTTCGACAGGGTTGACAAGCGATCTGCGCCCGCAGTAGTGGATCCGAACAAGCTGGGCGGCCACTACGCTACTGGCGGGCGTCTGCCAGCCTACGCGGACGGCGGGCAACTGCCCACGTCCGGGCCTGGCACTGGCATGACTGACGGGTTCCTTGGCATCTCGAGCGCCGGCGTTCCGTTGGCGCGTGTTGATGCTGGCGAGTGGATCATCAACGGTCGCAGCTCGAGCACGTATAACCGGGAGCTCGCTGCTATCAACGCTGGAACGTTCCCGAAACTGCCGGGGTACGCGAATGGTGGGCGCGAGTATTCGGCGCAGTCAGCAGCGGCTCGGGCGCCCATGTCGGGAGGGATGACGTTCGACTTTAGCGGTGCCCAGTTTACGGCCCTGGATCCAACGCAGTTGCGCCGTGACATCACGGACGACGTTACGCACGCAATCAACACGAAGGGCGGTATCCGAATTGCCTGAGTTGATTACATGGGCGGGGCGCACGCTCTCCGGGGCGGACCGGTTCGGCAAATGGGTTACAACTAGCTTTGACGGGTTCTGGGATTCGCCAGAGATAAAGGGTGAGTCAACAGAGCGCCCTAACGCCGATGGTGAGTACGACCTGCCGACCTACAATGAGGCCAGGCTCGTTACAGCTACTGGCAACCTTCACGCCAAGAGTCACGAGTTGCTTCACGAGGCGATGAACTTCCTCACGGGCCCTATGTCTGGTCGCCTCACGGTGGCCGGGCATGGGTCTGTTCAGTGGGCGGACGCGAAGCGTAATAGCGGGGTCAAATTCACACCGGTTACTGACACGTTCGCTCAGTGGCAGGTTCGGCTGAAGTGCCCGGATCCGCGGAAGTTTGGCAATTCCACGGATTTTGTACGCACGAACGGAACCGTCTCGGTCTTTCACCGCGGGAATTATGATGCGCTGCCGACTGTGGTGGTGCGTGGTTCTGCGGCGAACGGGTACCGGCTGAACGGTCCGGGCGGGAAGCAGTACAAGGTTTCGCGTGCTCTCGTTACTGGGATTCCGCATCGTATCGAGTTCACGGATGGCCGGCTCAGGGTGAACGGGACTGTTGTTCCGACCGGCGTTGACAGTGCTGACGTGTGGGCTGTGCCTGCGGGTCAGGCTGTGGACTTTGACATCAATGTGCTTAGCGGCGGTTCAGCCGAGGCGACCATCACCATTACTGACACTTACATCTAGGAGGCCTCGTGGCTTGGAATGTTTGGGTCTGTAATACGACGACTGGCGAGAAGTTGGCGCGGTTGCCGGCGGCGTCGTTCTCTTGGGAGCGGGCGCTGAACTCGGGCGCTTCGGGACAGGCGACTTTCAAGCTCGCTGATCCGACGTTTGCCGAGCTGGACATGCGGAGCCTGACTTCGTTGGTGGCGCGGACGCTGGTCATTGAGTGGGTTGAGGCTCCTGGGCTTCAGTCCACTGGCGAGCCGGTCTATGCGGGGATCATTTGGAAGCGCACCTATGACCGGGATTCGCAGACGCTGACGGTTGAGCATTCGGATATTTGGTCGATCCTCTCCCGGCGTCTGCTGGTGTCTCAGAGTACGACAGGCGTTGAGAAAACGAAGCTCGAGTTCCTGAACCTCAGCGTCTCAACGGTCGTGAAGAAGGTTGTCCAGACGGGCACGTCCGACCTGCCGATGGTTTATTGGGGCGACTTCACGGGCTCCAGGGATCAGACATACGCGGGCTACCTGCTGAAGCCGGTTGCTGATGCGTTGCAGGATCTCATTGATCAGCCGGACGGGCCCGATGTGGACTTCCGGCCTATCTGGGGCTCCGCGGGTTTGCAGTGGCAGATGAGGTCGAATGAACAGTTCGGCACGTACACCTGGAACATGTCGGCTAACCAGTCGGGCGTTTCGGGGATCACGGTCACTGAGGACGGCTCGAAGCTGGCTAACAACGTGTTCGCTGTCGGTCAGGGTACTGAGGCTGATTCGATCATTCGCGCGAACGTGTGGGCGACCTCGTACCCGCTGTTGCAGGCTTCGGAGGCGCACAAGGATGTCAAGGATGTTGCCAAGCTTGACGGCTTCGTTGCTGAGGGTTTACGGATCCATACGACGCCGACTGTGCAGTGGAGTTTTGACATGCTCGCTTCTGGCGGCAATGGCGATTCTCCCGACCAGACGACAGTTACTGATCTGCGTTTGAACGGTGCGCTGTCCTTGTATTCGAAGGGCGATCCCTGGATCCCTGACGGCTGGCAGCAGCACCGCCTCATCCGCTATTCGGGTGATCTGGGGCAGAAGGTAAAGCTTGAATTTCAACCAACTGGGGGCGCGTAATGGCTGGTCTTGATGACCTTTCGAGGGGCGAGCTGTCCGACATCTTGCGGCGTTTGCGGCAGTTGGAGACGGCTTCTCCTTTGCAGAACGCGTCCATCGGATCTAACGGCCTCCGCGTCTATGACGGCGGCGTGATCACCATCGAGAATGGCGGCCTGTCAGTCACGGGTACGGCTACGATTACGGGCACGCTCCAGGCTGACGGGACGATCGCCTTTACGGGCACCCTAACCCAGTCTGGCCCCTCCACGTTCACGGGCGACACCAAACTCAATGGGCCCACGCACATCAATGGTGCCACGGACATCAAGGGGTCGCTATCCGTCGAAGGCGCCTCTACCTTGAAGGGAAACCTGAGCGTCACGGGTTCGGGCAAGATCACCGCAGGCAACACGGTTATCGATCCATCCGCTTCCAATGGTGGCGTAACGTTCGCGTCAGGTGGCGGCGTCGGCGGTAACGGCGGCAACGTTGTGGTGAAGGGCACCGGTAACGCCGGGCTCATCACTGACACTACCGCCGCAGTGTTCGCCGGCGCTTCACAGCTCACCGTGGGTGACGGCTACGTAAAAATTGACGGACTCGAAACGGTGTCCGGCGTTACCGCGAACCTCTACATGGACCCATCAACGAAGCGTATCAAGCGCATCGTTTAGCGGCAGAGGTACTGCTTAGCTGCTGCGGCGACCGTGAGGTGGTCAACGGCTAGCTTTACGTCCGCGTACTGCTTCATGACGCCTTCGCGGTATGCGTCTTTGCTTTGGAATACGAGCGACATGCAGGCCCCGAACGCCTCGCTGATTAGCGCCGAATCGTCGGCCTTCAGCGTGGTCATGAGCGGGCGCAGTTCGTTGAGCATGTCGCCCTGAATGCTGGTCGCCGGCTGGACGTTCGCCACTGGGCCAATCGCTGCCGGGGCTGAAGAAGCAGACGCTGTTGCGGCGATTAGTACCGCCAACAGAATCCCCCCAATTTTCCCCATGCCGCGAGTCTAGCGGATCGGTTCACAGATTAAAACCCCCAGCCCTGCGCTGGCTCATGCCCAGGAGGCGTCCTTGTCCACTATCACAGGTAACGTGAAGGACTTCCGTCCGCAGGCCATCGGCGGCGCCACGCTGGTCTTCACCCCAACGAACCCGGCGTCGGCCACATCAGGCGGAAGCTTGTACCTGCCTAAAGAGGTTCGGGTCACGGCGGCGTCTGACGGGTCTTTCAGCGCGAGCCTCGCATCCTACGCGTACACGAACCCGAAGACCGCGTACCGGCTGCGCATCGAATGGCTGGACTCCGCAGGGAACTACACCGCAACCGAGGAGATCCCCTGGCTGGTTGTCGTCACCGGCGATGGCTACCTCGTTGACATGTTCGCCAACGTGGAGGCCGGGAAGCTTCTCACTAAGGGCGAGAAGGGCGACCCAGGCGACAGTGTCATGCAGGACGCATTCGACGCGCTCGAGGCCAGGCTGCCGCAGCCCGGGGCGAAAGACGAGCTTCGGGTTGTTGACCTGAATGGTAAGGAAGCGCTCGGGGTCGCCGCCAATGGTGACGTTCTCGCGGCGGGCTCGACACTCCGCGCCGCTGACGGGTTTCGGGTGACGGATGCTAGCGGGAACATCGCCCTAGAAGTGACCCCATCGGGCCGCACATACATCTACGATCCTGCGTTCTCTACGGCAGGCGGCACGTCTACCGGCACGACCGTGGACACCCTGCACGTATTCCTGGCTGCCGGTCAGTCGAACATGTCCGGGCGTGGCCTTCCTATCGGCGGCGAGGTCAAGGATCCGCGGATCCTCCAGTTCGGCGCGAACCGGCGTGTCCTCGAACCCGCGACGGTCCCACTGGACATGCACGACGCCGCGTCAGGCATCTCCCCAGCAACGACGTTCGCCCAGAACTACCTGAAAACGCAGCCCGCGAACGTGGGCGTCCTCATCATCCCCGCAGCTCACGGCGCTACCGGCTTCACAACTTCCACCACTACCCTGACGTGGACCCCGAACACCGCCACAAACCCGGCCCTTGACCTTCCCGCCCTTGCCGTCGCCCAGACTTTGGCTGGCATCGAGGCGGCGCGCGCAGCAGGTTACACGGTCGCTACCAAGGGCATCCTCTGGCATCAGGGCGAACAGAACGGCAGCACCTCACAGTCGAGTTACGAGGGGTCGCTGGACGGGCTCATTTCGTACTTCCGAACCTCGCTGGGCGGCGCAACGCTCCCGTTCGTTGTGGGGCAGATGTCAATCGTGTTCATGGAAGAGTCCGGGCTGCCGCGGGAAAACGTCAACCGGGCACACTCCGGCACGCCAGCCCGTGTTGCGTACACCGGCTTTGCGCCGTCACTGCGGGGCGCCACGAACGACGGCGACACAACCCACTTCTCAAAGGTCGGCGTTGAGTACCTGGGGAAAACGTACCTCGCCGGTTACTGGCAGGCCCTCGGCAACAATGCCAGCGCCGCACCGCAGCCGCCGTCCAACGTGACCGCCTCAAAGACTGGGACCACACTCACGGTTCAGTGGTCCGGCGCGCCAGCGTCGTTGGCGAAGTCGGAGACCTTCGACCTTGCCACAAGCTCCGCAGCGTACAACTGGACGGCCCCGCAGTCGCACACTACCGGCTACCGAGTGGAGACGAAGACCGGCGCCGGCGCGTGGGCCACCGTCACCCGCGCGTGGGGCATGGCCCTCACCGAAACCGTCACCGTCACCGCAGGAACAACGCAGGTCCGCGTAACCGCACTCAACGGCGCCGCCGAATCCTCACCCGTCACCGTCACCGCCGTAGGAGCGTAAATGGACATCATCCTTAACACCTATTTCAACAACTCCCTCCTGCCGCGGGTGCAGCAGCCGGGGTTCTTCGATAACTTCGACCGGCCCGTCAGTGACAGCGCCATGCTCAGCGCAACATCGGGTGAGGGGAAGCTGTGGCGGTACGACTCGACCGGCATTGCGCCCGTGTGGCGTTGCGACTCCCTCGGCCGGGCTGTCAACAGGTCCGGCGACACCCGCAACTTCGCATGGATTGACGGGCTCGCCACTAACGGCAAGCTCAAGGTCACTGCCGCGGCCCTCGGATCTACCCGCAAGGGCGGGCCCGTATTCCGCTACCAGGATGCCCTCAACCACCTATTCGCGGTGCAGGCAACCGCGGGCGCCCCCATCTCGCTCTACAAGCGCGTTGCCGGGTCCTCGTACATTCTCGCCACTTCCTCCTACGTCCCGGTTGACGGCGACGTATACGAGGTCGAACTCAACGGCCAAAACATCATCCTCCGCGTCAACGGCTCCACTGTCGTGACCGCGACCGAGTCCGCGTTCCTCGGCGAAACCCGCATGGGTCTGTACGGTTCCAGCGATAGCTTCTCGATGGCTTGGGACGACATCCGCTTCACCCCGTCTGCCTAGGAGGCTCCCATGCTTTTGCCCACGAATATTGCTACGGGCCGGGTCACGGGTCAGTTCCTCGCCGGCGTCGTTGATGGTGTCGATGATGACCAGGACCCGGACGCGGTACCCGCTGCCGGGTTTGTGACGTTCACTGCGTCGGTCCCGTACCTGCCGGACCCTACGGCATCCCCGAACCCGGCCACGATCCTGACAACCTCGATTGTGGCCGTCCTCGATAATGAGGGCTACCTGTGCACCCCTGCTCAGGGCACACTCGAGCCGTCCTACCGAGGCGTTCGGCTGATCGCCACGGACGACCCCGACCTCTCGGTTGAGGGTTGGACGTGGAACGCGACGTACTCGTTCAGCACGGTTGCGGGGCAGAAGCTCGCGATCCCCACGCACTCCTTCGCTGTCCCCTCGGATGGGGTTGTGGACCTGACGACCGTCGTGAAGGTCCCGTCCTCTGCTGGGATCGGTACGGAGCAGGCCGAAGCCCTCGCGGCATCTGCGCAGGCCGCGGCGATCCAGTCCGCGCAGGACGCCGCTACAGCCGCGCAGGCAGCCGTAGACGCAGCCGCAGCCGCGCAGGTCACGGATACTGGTGTTGCCGCGCTCGTCGCCACGCCAGGATCCGCGACCGCGCTTGAGGTTGCCGGCCTCGTTGACGAATCCAACGCGGGCAAACTCAATACGGACGACGCGGTTGGCATCTACCAGTCGCAGGCCGCACTTGACGCTGCCGCGGCGGCGAAGGTAAACACCGACGGCACCGCAACGAATGCCGCCGTAAAGGCCGTTGCAGACACTAGCGCCGCAGCAGCGGCGGGCCCCAAGCTGGACGCCACGACGGCGGCGAGCACCTACGCCGTCAAGCCCGACAACGGAAGCAAGCCGATTGGCAAGGGCGAACTCTTCATCAACGTAGCGGACTACCTTGCGGTAGGTGACGCCGCAACAGACGACACCAACGCAATCCAGGCCGCACTCACGGCGGCTGGCGCTTCCCTGTCCACCAAGCGCGTCATCGGCACCGGTCGGCTCTACGTGGTTAGCAGCGTCAGCGTCCCTGACGGCGTGACCCTGGCTAACATCCGCCTCAAACACAAAGCAGGATCAACCGCAGCCGCCCTGATCCTCAGCGGCCTCGGCTCGCGAGCGGACAGCGTGGAGGTGGATGGCAACACCGCCAATCAGACCGTCAATGTCAACGGCATTGAGGTTTCCGGCGAACGTGCCAGCGTCTCAAACTGCTACGTCCATCACATCAAGTGGGACGGCATTATCTTCACCAGCAACGCCAAGTACGGCAACGCCGCCAACAACCGGGTGCTCACCACTGGACGGTACGGGATCACCCTCACCGGCTCCGATGTAGCGCCAGTTCAAAGCGTTGTCATTCACGGCAACCATGTGGAATCCTCAACCGCCGCGGGGCTGGGAATCATCGGCGTAGCCAACGAGGTTACGTTCAGCTCCAACACCACCCGCAATACGGGCGGCGACGGAATCGCCGGGTACAACGGCAACAACCGCCGCATCGTGTGCATCGGGAACACGTTCTACGCGCCGGCCAACAACGGGATCCACATCGCCGGAACCGAACTGGTCATCGCCAATAACGCCGCATACAACGTTGGGCAGACGGCGTGGTTCATTGCCAGCGACACCGTGCCCGTCCTTACGCCGCCATCATCCCGCGTAACCATCTCCAACAACGTCGTAAACACCGTCTACAAACTGGGCGTCTGGCTCCAGGAAGTCACCCAGGCAACCGTTACGGGCAACGTCATTAACAACATCACCACCGAACACGGAATCAACCTGACCGACTGTTCAAGCGTTGTAGTGAATGCCAACGAAATCGGAAACGCAATAGCGGGCCGGGGCGTGTTCCTGGTCCGGGCGTCAAACGTCAACATCGCGAACAATCGAATCCACGACTGCGGGCTACATGGCATCTACGGGCGCGACTACGCAACCGGCACAATCCGGTGCACCAACGTAATCGTCACCGGGAACAACATCAACAACACGGTCGGCGGCATCGTATCCAGCGAATCCTCCGACAACTGGACCGTTGGCCCAAACAGGTTGTCGTCCATTACTGGCACGTCAGTTATTCTCGCCGGCGCGAACAATGAGATATACGCACCCGTTCCAGCCGTTGACCCGGCGCTGCGGTTCGCGCCTACAGGGGCGCTGGCAACAACCCTTGACCGGCGCACAGTCAACTCAACCAGCATCGCCTCCACAACCTCGGGCACGATGCGCCTCTCCGCGGTCTGGCTCACCAAGGGCGCGACCGTCAGTTCAATCACGTACCTGTCAGGCGGTGCGGCTGCCGGGCTCACTAACCGCTGGTTCGCGCTGTTCGACGCTAACCGCGGCTTGCTGCGGACCACGGCGGACAACTCGGCGGCGTGGTCGTCGGGCACGACATTGACGCTGCCGCTGACAACGTCATATGTCGTCCCGGCTGACGGCATCTACTACATCGGGTTCTGTGAGGTTGCGACAACGCCGACCGTGCTCCGCGGCGCTACAACGTCCACGAACTCGGTCAGCATCAGTCCCGTACTCGGCGGCGATTCTGGGGCCGGGCTCACCAATGCAGCGTCCACCCCGGCAACACCCCCAGGCGGGTGGACTGTGCAGGGCGGAATCCCGTTCGCCTACGTGTCCTAGGGGCGGGCTGTAATCTCTAGGGGGCGGAGCATTCCACGGTGCGGCGTCCGGGCGAGGCCATCCGCGTCCGGGGTGTCGCCCAAAAAGATGCTAGGCCAACGAGACTCACCCGCGAGGGCAGCTTTGCCGTCAACGATGGCGCGCTTCCCCTCGCGGGTGGGCACGTTCGCCCAATAGTCAAACACGCTGCCGATGTCTAAGGCGAACCCACCCCTGGACTTGATAATCGAGCAATACTCCTTGCCAAGCAGCCCGGCCCCGACAAGGTAAAGATGGCAGGGTCCGGCAGGGTTCAGTGCGTCCTTGATCCGCTCGTACACGTCCGGGTAGTGCTGATCCCGCATGTCTTCGCCGTCAACCTTGTATTGCCGTTCAACCGGGATGAGATGCTGGTTCGCCTTGATGTGCGGGTACGCGGCCTGGAACTGGGCGAGCGTGTCCCGGCCCGAAACGAGCGTGACCCGGCGCGCCACCCGTAGCAAGCGGTCAAGCACGCCGGCGCTCTGAAGGTAGATGTGAACCGCTTGCTGGCATGCCGTCATCCAGTCCAGCCCGGCGTCAGTGAGCGTGTCCTCATACACGAGACACAGATCATTGGATTCGTAAGAGTCGTGCATGCCAACGAGGTCCGCAGAGTTGATGGCCTGGATCATCCCAGCCCGGATAGCGCGCACCTCATCATCCCCATACGGCCGGTCCGCCATTGCCCGGCGAAGCACGAACTGCACCCTGTCAGGCGCAGTCTTCGGGTGGTTGATAATCGACAGCTCACCGTCGCCGATACGAACGAGGGAGAACGGCTGCTTTGCCGCCCACTTCGCCTGTATCAGCGACTCGACATCGTGCAGGCGGATGAAATTCACGAGAGACATGGCATCAACCCTATCGGAAACGCCGCGGCATGCTATCTCTAGGCGTGGTATTCGAAGCCAAGGGTTGCGTCGGTGAACGCGCAATCAGGGCACACGTCATCCTCCTGCCATGCGCCTGGCTGGTCGGCGGGTTCGTCGCTGGCCGTACTGGCTTCACTTGTCATACCACAACCATAACAAACGTGTGGCCCCGGACTTGCGCTCCAGGGCCACACGAACACCAACCCTATACGACCGCCAACCCGGCAGGTCACAACACGCCGGGAGGCACACTATGCGCAATCAGAAACTCGCCGAGGCCGCCCATCGCATGTGGCTCCGCGTGCAGGAACCACGGGCGCTGTCCGTGATCTACTTCTTCGCCTACATCGCCATCGGCGTCCTCGGGCTCGCAGTCGTGACGGACCCGCCGCGGACCGTACAAACCTCGCTCGGGCACACACTACTGATCGCATGGGGCGCAATGCTCCTCATCGGCGGCGGACTCGGCACAGTATCCGTACTACCCGGCATCTGGTGGCTCGAACGCGCCGCATCCGGGTTCTGCATGACAGCACTAGCCGTCTACGGGGTTGCCATCGCCGCGCTGCCCGTCACCCAAGTAAGCGTCCGTGTAGCGTCCATCTGCTTCGTCATCTTCGCGATCCTCGCCTTCGCCGCCCGCCTCGTCAAAATACGGCACTACGCCTACGACCCAGAAAAGTAGGCCCGCGTGGACTCAACACAACTACTCGTGACAGTCCTCGGAACACTAGGCGGCTCCGGCGCACTCCTCGCCCTCGTAAACGGCCTCATGAAGTATTTCAGCGGCGCCGCCGGTCGTGAACGGATCCGCAACGTATCCCTCAAAGACCAGCGGAACGAAGCATGGGCAGACGCCGAAAAGGAACGCGAACGGGCCGACCGTGAAGCACGCAACCGCCGCCGCATCGAAGAATACGCATCCCAGCTCCGCCGCGACTGCACCGAACACGGCGTCACCGACCGGGAACTACGACCCTGGCCCAACCTCGAAAAGCAGCCACGCGAACAGGAGCAGGCATGACTTACATTCCCCCCACTGCCGAGGGTTGGACTTCCCAGAAGTTCGGCACCAACCCTGGCGGATACAACCCCGCCGGCGGGCATACGGGCGAAGACATCGCCATTCCCATCGGAACGCCCCTGGTCGCTATGGCTGACGGCGTTGTCGTACACGTCGGCCCGTTCAGCGGCAAGTACACCGACAACCCGTGGTGGATTATGCCGTCATTCGCTGGCTTCGTCGTGACCGTGGACTACGGCGAATACCTCTCCCACTACGCGCACTGCTCAGGCTCCCCCGTCCTATCCGGCAAGAGGGTAGCGCAAGGTGACGTTGTCGCCTACTCCGGCAACACCGGCGGCGCAACGTCCGGCCCCCACTGCCACTGGGAAGTAATGCGTGACGGCTGGGACCTCCAAAGCAGCACCTACGGGCGCATAGACCCGCGCTCCATTATCGGCGCCCCAATCGCCGCACAAGGCGACATCACACCACCAGCAGCCACCACAGAAGCAACCGAATCCGAGGAGGATTTCATGGGCGGAACCATCGACGCCGGACAAGCAGAAGACATCGCAAAGAGGGCCGCAGAACTCGTGCTCGCCGGGATCCTCGACAAGATCGACAACAAGGTACGCATCAACCCCGTGCAGGCCGAATCCATCGTGAAGGCCACCACCTCACGCACGGTCGATGGCGTGGATGCTCGCAACACCGGCAAGCTCATCGACCGCGGGCAGGCTGACGACATCGCCCGCGCCGCAGCCCTCTACTCCAAGGATGGCAAATGAACATCAAAGACCCGAAGACCCGCGCCTACATCTACGGCATCGTACTGGCCGCAATACCGCTGCTCCAGTTCTTCCGCCTCATCCCCGGCGACGCGATCCCGCTCGTAGTCAACATCGTGACCGCCGTGCTTGGAACCGGCGCCGCCGGCCTCGCACTGCCCAACACGCCCGCCAGTTCCGGCGACCACGCCGCATAGCGTGTAGTATCGACTACCGTGCGTCAGGGAACCCAACGCCCCAGACGCGCCGCGCGCGCAAGCTGAGCCCCCATCTTCCTTCGGGAGGGTGGGGGCTTTTTTGCGTTGTCGCGCAATCACTGTGATTCACGGAATAAGACAAAGTGAATCACAGTGATATACTGGGAGGTGCAGGAAAGCCCCGCGATGCTACGAACATCCGGGGCGTGGTAACCACTGAATAGGAATGGCTACATGACCAATACTACATGCACCACTGATGGATGCGAGCGCAAGGTCTACTTCAAGGGACAGTGCCACGGTCACTACGTGCGCGTAGGGCGACCCAAGCCCAAGCCCTGCCGCATGGACGACTGCGAAGCCAGGGCCATCTCCCAAGGCCTCTGCGATATGCACTACACCCGCCTTCGCAGGCACGGCGACCCTGCAACCATCTTGAACGCTGACCGCAAGCTCGATAGCGCCAAGCGGCTGGAGCGCTACGGGTGGACTGTCGTGGACTCGGGATGCTGGGAGTTCAACGGACCGGCTAGGCATGGCTACGGCCAACTCTCAATCCGCGGCAATCGGTCAGCCATCGCATCGCGCGTCGCCTATGAGGCATGGGTCGGCGAGATCGGCGAAGGCATGTTCGTCTGCCACCGCTGCGACAATCCGATCTGCATCAACCCAGCCCACCTCTTCCTGGGGAACCACGACGAGAACATGGACGACTGCCGGACCAAGATGCGCCATCAGCACGGAGAGCGCGCGTGGATGGCTAAGGTCACCGAAGACCAGTCGGTAGAGATCCGCAACCTCTACGCGACTGGTCGCTACACGCAGGCCGAAGTGGGCCGCATGTTCGGACTAGGCCAAACGTCGGTAAGCGCCATTGTCCGGCGCGTCAATTGGAAGCACGTCGCCTAGAGCCTTCTCCGCATGCTCGGCGCCCCTAAAGTGGGCGTCGGGCAGGAGGTGCGCATAGAGGTCAGCGGTTATCTGAATCGAGTTATGACCTAAGCGCATGGACAGCTCGTAGAGGCTCATGCCTGCGTGCAATAAGATCGCGGCATTCAGGTGCCGGAGCGAATGCACGGTGACGTGCTTCTCTGAGCCCTTCTTGAATCCCGCGGCATCCCTGGCCTGCTTCCAACCCCTGTTGTAGAACGCTTGGGCCGTGAACTCTCCGCCGTCTTTCATGCGGAACACCGGCCCCTTGTCTTTCAGTGCGGCCTCCACTAGCGGCTTCACTGCGTAGACCGTGGACGGGGCCAACGACACCCGCCGGCGCGACTTCTGAGACTTCGGCTCGCCCACATATCGCGCCTCACCTTCACCGCCGAGCTTGTGTGCTTTGGTGATGAACACGAGCGGCGGCTGGTTGTCTAGCTTGAAGTCTTTCCCAACCAGCGCGGTCGCCTCACTGAACCGGCAACCTGTCCCAACAAGGAACTCGAGGAACGGTTTGAAGTGTGGGTCTATGCGGTCACGTATGGCCTTGTAGTCGTCTAGGTCGATGTCGTCCCCATCGTCACCCACCCGGACCTTTTTGGGCAGGCGCACGCCCTTGCACGGGTTCCTGGTGATGACGCCGTAGCGGACCTGAGTCTCAAACGTCGCCGACAACAAACCGTGCTTGTCACTGATCGTCTTCGGCCCCAACCCCCGACCCTGCATCCACTTGATCCAGGCAATGATCGAGTCATACGTCACCGCCTTGACCTTCATCTGACCCAACGGCCCGTCGAAGTGCAACCGGATCGAGTCACGGTAACGCTTCAACGTGTACGGCGTCGTCCCCACCAACTGGTCAACGTGCGCGGTCATCGCCTCAGCAACGGTCGGCCCGTCGTGCTGGGAATCCTCATAAACCTTCGTGGCGGCGCCGAGCGAGTTGCCGTTCGCGTCGAGGAGTCGCTTCCACATCTCAGCTTCGGGCCTGTCGTCAAACGTGATCGAGTCGCCCTTGCCATTCTCCCGCCACATCACCTGATGCGCTTCCGACCCGTCGGCGCGGGTCCGAGTACGGATGCTAGCCACGGGTGGGCGCCGAGTAATCCACGGCGATGAACCCTTCCGGCGCGGTCCATCCTGAGAGCTTGAGTGCGTCGAGGATCTTCTTGGTGATGAGGTGCGGCTCGGCTAGGTAGAGCCACTGCATCCGCTGGATTGCCTCACTGGCGGTCAGGTCACTGACCCCCTCGCGCGTGGCGTCCGCTGCCTGCTTGACCCAATCCTTGACCATGCCTTCTACGAGCACGTGGGACTGGTATTCCAGGGTCTCTACTTCGCTGGCCATGCGCCTGTCTTTCACTGAGTGGGAGTAGTGCATCACTCTAAGTTTAACAGAAGCTTGGCAACGTATCTAGGCTTCCTGTCAACACCGGCGAAAAGTTCCTTGATTTCTAGGGTCTAAATCTGTGGAGCTAAGGAGATTCGAACTCCTGTGAATACCCCGGAATGTAGCGGGTTTACCCCTAGAACATAGGGTTTTCTGTCTCCGTTTGTATCATTCTGTCGCATCCATTCCATCCTGTTGTTGCCACTGTCAACAGCTTGGCAACGCAAAACTCTCACTGTGATTCACTGCAAAGGGGTACAAAAAAGCGCCTCCCGCTTGCTTCTAAACGGTGGCGCTTTGTCGTGTCAGGCGGCGACCATGCTCCTGGCCCGCATCGCAATCGCCGGGCATAACTGACATTCCCAACAGCCGGCCTTGGTTGCCTCCTCGTCGGTGGCGCACGCTGCCCGGTCCATGAGAACCCTTTTCGTCACCCCGAGGCCCTTAGCGATCTCAGACAGCTTCGTCCCTTTGCATTGGCCGGCGCGTTCCACTGGCAGGAGCCGCCGGGCAGTCTCATACCTGACGGACATCTCTTCGGACTCGAGCTGCCGGGTACTGTGCCCCCGCTCAACGTGGATCAACTCGTGCTGAAGCGTGCAAAGCAACTGCCTGGCGTTCAACCGGTCATCAACGTAAATCTTCACACCGTCCGTGTACCCGTGAACACCATCGGGCAAACGACCAAACACAACCTGCGGCATAACTGTCCCCTAATATGCAACCGGCAGCCCCAACGACAACCGGTGCAGTCAGCCTAGGGGTCAGGTCCGACAGTGGTTGACCAAAAGTCGGGGCGAACCTGTCACAAATTCATTAAACAAAAGTCAGGTTTTGGTAACACGGCGGTAACAGTGCAGGTCAGAGGCGAATGGCCCTAGACAACCGCTGTGGGAAATCTCTCTTAATCCCGGTCGTCCTCGCCCTCAACGTGGTCATCGGACGCGGCAAGGTCGAAATGGTGCTGCTCCTGGACGACCCCTAGACCGGCCTGCAACGACTCGATCCGGTGTGCGACCTCCCGCAAAAGCTCAGCCGTGGAGAACGCCGACAACGGACGCGGGGCAGGAACCTCGGCAGGCTTATCCAGGTCAGCGAACGTGATAGACGACGCGGCCCGGTTCGGATCCTCAATCAGGTCATCCATCACCCGGTAACGCCAGCCCAAAGCAGACTCCAACTTACGCAGAGTCTGAGGACGCGGCCACCGCTGCCCAAACTCAAACTGCTGCACGGTGGAATCGCTGCCGAGGCCAGCAAGCTCAGCAAACGCCGGACGCCCCATGCCCATAGCCTCGCGACGCTCCTTACCAAGGATCCCCAGGCGCCGCTTCACTGCTTCACTGCCGTAATCACGTTCACTCTGTACTGCACTCATTCGAAACCTCTTATCCGCCGCCGGCTCAATGGCTGCTCTAGATACTGCTGGTGGGGCGGCCTGGTCTTAGATGCCTGCCGAGCCCCTTGCTCAATGCCCAAACTCAAACACGCCGCCCTCGGTAGCAGCAAAAGTTTTTTCTAGTAGTTTACGGTTCAAAATCCGGTAGCACACAGTGATTCGCACCCGAACGAATATTCGAAACTACCCGATTTGACCGCGTAATTACTGGGATTCACTACCTGCTACTGCCTTTCCCGCTTGACAGTTACTTTGTGCTACTGCAAGATGGGGACATGCAAACAGTGAAAGCCAGCAAGGCTAAAAATCCAGAGCAGGAACGAGTCGGCCGCACACTCCACGTTCTCCGCGAACGGTACGGCTACACGCAGGCAAGCCTCGCCAAAGAGCTGGGAATCACCCGCTCCTACGTGAGCCTCATCGAGTCCGGCGCTAAGCCCCTTCAGGACCGCCTTCTCTCCAAGGTCGCCGACCTCCTGGAGATCACCCCGCTAGCCATCAAGCGCCCTGACAACGAAGACATGATGGTGGCGGCATGAGCGACCTCGCGAACGTCAAGCACTACGTCTACCGCATCTACGACAATGACAGCCGCCTCATATACGTGGGGTGCAGCTACG